ACAAGCTATTGGGCATGATTGCCCATCTAGGTTTCAAGACAATGAGTGTCGTGATTGCCGAGCTTGTTGGAACAAGGAGGTCAAGAATGTTAGTTATCACAAACATTAAATGCACTTCATGTGGTTGCAACAATGCAACATTAACACATAGGATATTTAAATTTTTGTGTGCCAAATGCTACATCATAAAAGAAAGGATAAAACTATGACTGATTTAGTATGGGAACATTACGCAGAACAAAAGCGTGAAGAAATGATTGATGAGATATATGAAAGTCTACCTATGATACATGCCAACAAAGGTAACTTAGAATTAAAATCTGTTCTCAGTCATGTAGATGCAAGTTATGATGATTGGGAACGATTTATAAACAAAGAAGATATAGCCGAAGTTATACAAGAATACATGGCTAATCTTACAAGTAAGTTCAACTAATTTGACATAAAAGGTCAATTAGTATATTATATACTTATATTAACCATTTAACGAAAGGAAAACAAATGGCTAAAACAATGTTAAATCAAACTACGAGCAGACCTATATTGTATACGTATGCTCAAGAACAAATAGCTAAGACACCTAGCAAGTGGCTTGAGCCAAAGCAAAAAGCAATCCAAGAGGTTAAGGATATTATTCCAGAAATCAAAAAGATTGTGGCTAAAGTAGTTGGCAATGCTACACCTCAATCAGACTTAGATGTATTATCAAGGTATGACGCAACAGAAGAGGAGTCATGCTTTTGGTTTACTGATAGAGATGATATGGCTAATGATAATTATAATGCTAGACGTGATGAGCGTTCTATCTATACAAACTTTGCTTGTAGTGGCTATGGTGGGTATTATAATTATGGCTCATCAAAGCGTGAGATAGGTAGTTTATCAAGAGACGACTTGATTGCTATGTACTACGAAGATATGGTGGCTAATGGTATTGATGTAATCAAATACAAGTACGTTGATGAAAACGAAAAAGATTACAATGGTAAACGTATGACGACATACTCTCAAGAAATGCGAGAGATAAAAGATAAGATAGACGCATATCAAAAAAAGTTCTTTGAGGACAATGATATGGCTATGTCTTTTACTGTTCCAAAGAGTAGGCACTCATGCCATCAACGAGCTAGACTTGTTTCATCAGATGAGTTGGCTGTGTTTGAGAAATACTTATCTGCATTAGAACGAGTACGTCTCAAGTGGCATAAGCATTACGAGGAGATGAAAGAAAAGTTCAAGGCATATGCAGAGCTTATTCGTTCTTCCAAGACACTTGAGGCAGTAGAAGAAATATGGTCTGAGGCGTCTAATGTACGACACAAGATTGTTGGTACAGGCACAGCTTTGGCTTTATCGTCTATATCTCAAAGTGTTATCCAACAAGACATGGAAGCAAGAAAACTTGCAGATACTGTTGCTGTTGTTGTAACACCTAAAGAAAGTGTAGGTGTATAATGTGGTCTCAAGAATTTGATACCAACACGCATGAGAACTATGAGTATCATTATAAGAATGCTGACCACCCAAAACATATCGACTTCACTATTGATGAAGTCGTTTATATGTCGCATGATGCAGGAACTGCAGGAACACATTGGGCTCTTTCAATAGAAAAAGATGTGGGCAATGGCAGGACTAGGCGATATTATGGTATAGGTGTTCATGTTCGTGATTGGCTACGATTGTTCCACCGAGAACTGACTAGAGCACAAAGTGGTGAGCCTCCTACGAGGTATACTGCTGTAAGAGCTAGAGAACATTATTGGGTAGAGCCAGATATGTGTCTGCCTGCTATTGACCCCTCTGACTTTGAGGCTACAACGTCAGCTAATAAAAAAAGAATGGTGGCTTGACATAAGCCACTTGATAGTATATTATATAATTTCATATATATCTCCAATGGGGGTAGGCTTATCACTACCCCTTTAAGATTACGTAAGGGGAGGGGTCTGTAGACGTACAGAATGATTGTGAAGAAAAGAGAATCCCGTCACACCCCTTACGTAAACTTAAATTTATGTTAGTGCCAATGTAAAACTGGTTTGAAACGTTTTTGGCACTAACGTAAGTTTAAGTTTCAGTAAAGAAGCGTCATAATTAGGCTTTGTTGGTTAAGACATAGCTGACCATAGCTAGCGTATGGTTATAAACTCGGGCTTTACTGATTTTACGAGTCAAGGCTGACCCTTTCACAGCCTTGACTTTTTTTTTTGTCTAGTGTATACAGACCTCATTAACTATTCACAGCAATTATTAATTATAAAAAATTTAATTCCTAATACAGATGTATATACAAGAATGGATTGCCCATTCTGTCATAATACAAATACTCTCACAATAAAAAAGAATAACGCAGATTTAATGTGGTATTGTTTTCATGCGTCTTGTTCAGCCAAAGGCAAACATCAAGACGAAGTTACAATGCAACAGGTATACGAAACCGTAGTAGCCAAAAGAAAAGAAAAGGAAAAGCCATTTGTACTTCCCTCTAGTTTTATATCAATACATTCAGAACCAAAGTGTGTAGAATACCTAAAGAAAAATAATTGTATCAAAGCCAAAGAAAAAGGAAAAGCAAGTTTCATGTATGATGTAAAGCAACATAGAATAGTTTTTCTAATCAAAGAAAAGGAAAAGCTACGTGGTGCGATAGGTAGAGGTTTAAACTCCAACGTGTATCCTAAATGGTATATCTACGGCGATAAAACGTATCCTTTTATTTGTGGAAACAAAGACAAGGCAATCCTGGTTGAGGATTGTGCTAGTGCATGTGCTGTATCACATTTGTATTCTGGTGTAGCTTTGATGGGTACAAGTTTACCAGATACTTTTATTCCTGTTATTAGAAAAAAATACAAGGAAGTTATAGTTGCACTTGACAGAGATGCAACAACCAAGGCGTTTGACATAAGTAATAAGTTAAGATATTATATGCCTACAAAAGTAAAGATGCTTCAAGATGATTTGAAGTATTTTAATGAACAAGAAATGGAAAGGCTTTTTAATGAAACAAATGTTTTCTGACCAACTAATTATTTTGATGTCAGAATTTATTTACGACAAAATAAAAGGAAAACCAGTAACAGAAGCAAACGTAAGAAAAAGTATTAGAGCTTTTGAAAACATGTGGTTGACATCCGTTAGGGAGATAAAAAAGAATGACAAAAGAAAAGTTTGAGTGGCCAGAATATTACAATTATTCAAAACCTAAATCAAAAAAAGAAAAGAAAGAGAGGAACTGTATGAGATGTGATAAACCATTTAAAAGTCAAGGCAATCACAATCGCATTTGTTGGTGGTGTAAAGACACTGATGATTGGCGTTATGGAAACGATTATAGTATAATGTCACAATGAAAAAAACAAAGTGCTATAGAAAAATATTGAAATTAAAAAAGAAACTTGATAGAAAGGCATTAAGATTTCCTAAAACAAATCCCCAATGGAGAGATAGAGTTAACTGGGATAGAGTTAGGAGTATACTGGTAAAGCGATATGATGGAAAAGGAATTAATTAAATTATTATTAAACAAAGACTTTTATCATAAAAATAAAAGTAAACTAACAAAAGAATTTTTTACAAATGGTACAGGAGATTTGTATAAAACTATACAAAGTGCACATGAAGATTCAGAGCAAGATTTAAGTATTGGAGAAATTTCTACTTTACATTTAGAAGTTTACAATCCTGCTCTTTCAAAAGCCGCAAGAGATAACTTTGATGTTCTTATTAATGAGATAAAGAATATTGAGTTGCCAAATGAAAAGATAGCACAAAACATTATTCGTTCTTTATTTAAAAGACGTATAGCAGAAAAGATAGCTGTTCTTGCAAATGAAATATACAATGGTAGTGATGCTGACTTTACAGAGATTAGAAAACAGTTAGATGTTACGTTTGAAGAAGTAAACGATTATGCATACATTACAGGTAATATTGAAGATTTAATTGAACAATTAAAAGACAATACAAAGTGGAAGTTTAATTTAGAACCTCTTCGTGACAAAGTAAATGGTGTTGGTGATGGTAATCTTGTAATTATTTTTGCACGACCAGAGGCAGGTAAGACTGCGTTCTGGGTAAATTTAGTCTCGGGAGTTGACGGATTTGCGTCTCAAGGTGCTAAAGTTTGTGCACTTATCAATGAAGAGCCTGCAATTCGTACACAAATGCGACTAATAAATGCACATACAGGTATGACATTTGATGAGATTAGAGCAGATAAAACAAACGCCACGATAAAATGGGCAGAAGTGCGAAACAATATACAGATACTTGATACTGTTGATTGGTCTCTTGATGATGTCGATGAGTTTGTGCAAAAAGAAAATCCAGATATTTTAGTTGTAGACCAACTAGATAAAGTAAATGTAAAAGGTTCTTTTGCACGTACAGATGAAAAACTTCGTGCTATTTATACAGGTGCAAGAGAGATTGCAAAAAGAAATAACTGTTGTGTTATAGCTGTATCCCAAGCATCAGCAGATGGTCAAGGCAAGTTTGATTTAACTTTTGATATGATGGAGGGTAGTAAGACAGGTAAAGCCGCAGAAGCCGATGTCATTATTGGTGTAGGAGATAGAGATAAACTAGATACAGATGAAAGAAGTAGAAGTTTGGCTATAAGTAAAAATAAAATAACAGGTTGGCATGGGCAGTTAGTTTGTACCATCGTACCAGAACTATCGAGGTACGATTTATGATAACTGTATTTGATGTTGAAACAAGTTTTCAAATAACAGAAGAAGGTAAGCTAGACCCATCAGCAAAAAATCCAAATAACTTTTTAGTATCTATTGGTATCAATGATGAGTATGTATTTTTTAAACATCGAGATTATAAAGGTGTGCCAGATAGAAAAAAAGTACAAGACATATTAGATAAAACAAAACTTCTCGTTGGGCACAATATAAAATTTGATTTGCTATGGTTATGGGAAACAGGTTTTAAGTATGATGGTAGAGTCTATGATACTATGATTGGCGAGTATGTTATGAACAAAGGTATCAAAAGAAGTTTAAAATTAAAAGATTGTTGTGCTTACAGAGGTGTAATACAAAAATCAGATTTGACTGCTCAATATATAAAAGACAAAGTATCTTTTGAAAATATCCCAATACATATTGTTGAAGAGTATGGAAAATTAGATGTGAAAGCAACCAGGTCTTTGTATGAAGCACAGATGTTGCAATTAAAAAAACCACAACATAAACATTTAATCAATACTTTAAAAACTATGTGTAGATTTTTAATTGTGCTAGCAAAGATGGAAGACAATGGTATTTATATTGATATGGATGTTTTAGATACGTTGCAACAAGAGTTTGAAGATGAGCATGATAAACTTCGTATGGAAATAGATGAGATTATACATACAAGAATGG